CCCAAGCCGCGCACCGTCCCCGCGCCGCACCCGGGAGGCGGGGTCATCCGAGGCGTCGCCGTCGTCGTCCTCCTCGCCGTCGCGGCCGCCGCCGCGTACGTGTCGTACCACCACTTCTACGCGCTCGCCATCGACCTGGGCGAGCGGCACGACATGGCGATCCTGTACCCGGCCATGTCCGACGGGGTGATCGTCATGGCCTCCCTGGTGATGGTGTACTGCTCGCGCCGCGGCCTGCCCGTACCGGTCCTCGCCTGGGTTGCGCTCGCCCTCGGCGGCGCGGTCACCCTGGCCGCGAACGTCGCCCAGGGCTGGGACGGCGGCCTCGGATCACGCCTGCTCAGCGCCCTCGCGCCGGTCGCGTTCGTCGGCGCCTACGAGCTGCTGATGTGGCTCGTCCGCTCCGGCCAGGACCACGTCGAGCCGGAGCCCGTCGAGCCTGTCGAGAAGATCGTGTACCGCGACCGGGAGGTGTCGGTCGAAGTGGTACGCGTCGAGCGGACGCTGCCGAAGGACCGGTACGAGGCCGCGGCGTGGGACTACGAGGACAGCCTCCAGGACGGCCGCCGGAAGGCCGGCCGTCGAGCCCTGGCGAACCGGTGGGGGATCAGCGAGCGGGAAGCTGACAGCATCCGGGACGAAGTCGACCGCGACCGCTCCGGCGGCGAGCCCGCCGAGGAGCCGCCCGCCGAGGCCGGCGAGCCGGAACCGTACCGCGGAGAGACCCGGTTGAACGGGCACCGGCAGGGCGGGCTCGACGACCTCGCCGAGGTGCTCCGGTGAGGACCGTGTACGTCGTGACTACTGCCCCGGGCGCGCGCCGTCGAGCCATCCGGGACGCGGTGTACCTGGCGGCCGCCCGCGTCGTGCACGCGTTCGCCTGGACCGGGCACGTCATCGTGCAGGCCGCCGGCGCCGCCGATGCGATCGTCACCGCCATGCTCGGCGTCCCCCGCATCGCCGTGGTGTCCCGGCGGGTGCGGGCGGCCCTGGCCGAGATGTGGGAGGCGTGATGGCCGTCAAGAAGTCGCCCGGCGGCTTGGACGTGATCGAGTTCGACGGCAGCGAGTCCGTGGCCGCGTACGCGCTCACTTCCCGCGACCACAACCGCGCCCTGTCGCAGGAGTACGAGGCAGCCGCGGACGACCTGTACGGCCTGCTGAAGGAGATCGGCTCGGGGCATCCGCTCGCCTTCGGCATCGACGTCAAGCACCGGGCCAAGAAGGTGGCCAAGCGGCTGGAGCGGATGGCGGAGATGGCGTCCTGGGTGGCCGTCGAGTCCGTCCTGCTGAATCAGGAGTACAAGAAGCAGTTCGCCGAGCTGGTCGCGCCGGAGAAGAAGCGCGTCCGAAAGTGGACGTGGTGATGGCGCGCAAGACGATCGTCGAGGGCGAGGTGCACGAGTCCTCGCTGGAGAAGGTGGCCGCCCGCGAGGTGTCCAAGGCGATGGTGTACGCGCCGCCGTGGATCGTCGGCCCACTCCTGTACGGGCTCGGCTGGGTGCTGCACGTCACGTTGCGCTCCGATGATCCGCAGACGATCGCGTGGACGATGGTGCTGATGACCGTGTGCGTGATCGCGCTCACCGTCGTCACCTGGTTTCAGTCACACGCGCGCAGCATGTGGGGCAGGGTGCACACCACCGCCACCACCCTGTCGGCCGGCATGTGGATGGTCGCGGCCACCATCAACTCGCCGGCCGCCACCTGGCCGGGACGGCTCGCCCTCATCGGCGGCCTGACCGTCATCTTCTCCTTCAACATCCGGGCCGCCCTCCGGCGCAAGGGCGTCGACGGCGACCAGCTGGTGGCCGACCCGCTGAAGGCGCTGTTCGGCGCCGGGGCAGCTCGGGCCGGGATCACCGCCGACGCGACCACGACGAAGACAGGCGAGCACAAGGTCGAGGGGTCGGTGCAGCTCGACCCTGGCAAGGGCATCGCGGAGGACCTGCAGAAGAAGGTCCCGTACATCGAATCCGGCATCCCCGGCCTGCCGCCCGGCTCGATCACGGTGGCGCTCGACCCTGACGACGCCTCCAAGACCAAGGTCACCATCTCGGACCCGCGCGTGCTGAAGAACCGGATCCCGTGGCCCGGACCGTCCAGGCCGGGCGGGTCGATCGGTGAGCCGCTCCGGCTGGGCCTGTGGCAGGACCTCGACATCGTCGAGCTGCTGCTGTTCAGCTTCCACCTGCAGATCATGGGCATGTCCGGATCCGGCAAGAGCATCGGCGCCTGCTGGAACATCCTCGCCGAGATCATGACCCGTTTCGACGCCGCGATCTTCGCTGCCGACATCACCAAGGCCGACCAGACGCTCGGCCCGCTGGAGAAGGGCCTGCACCGCGTGGCATACACGGCAGAGAAGGCGCGGGCCATGCTGCGCGACATCCAAGCCCAGCTCCCTCAGCGGACGGCGTGGCTGGCCGCGCACGGCTACCAGAAGTGGATGCCCGGGTGTGGCCTCACCTACTGGATCGTGTGGCTGGAGGAGTTCCCCGACATCTTCGACGCGCTGCCAGAGAAGGAGCAGGAAGAGTTCCTCAGCATGCTCAAGGCCATCCGGTCGGCGGGCGGCACCGTGGTGCTCAGCCTGCAGCGGTCGGACTACACGCAGATGCCGACGATCGCGCGCGGCCAGCTGGCCAAGATGTGCCTCGGTGTCGAGTCCGCCTCGGACGCGAAGTTTGGCCTGTCGCCTGCTCAGCGGGACGCGGGCGCCCGGCCCGAGATGTGGGCGCAGAAGCAGCCCGGAATGGCCTACCTCGACGCCCCCAGCATCCCCGAAGAGCGCATCGCGATGGCGCTCCGCTCGTGGGACTGGGGCGAGGACGACCAGGAGGCCAGCGCGCGGATGCGGGCGCACGCCGACGCCTGGCCGGCCGCGGCGAAGGAGGTCGACGAGTTCACCGCAATCATCGCGGCGAACTATGGGCCCGCCGTGGCGGCCGGGCTCGGCGGCGGCCAGGAGGAGGGGGGCGTGGCGGCCAAGGTGTCCACGGAGGATCCGTCGCCGGAGCTGAAGGCGGGGATCGACGACCCGATCGAACCTGTCGACAACACCAAGTTCCCGGCCCGGCCGGGCCCGCGGATGCCTGCGGGGGAGGCGCGCGGCGTGCTGCTCGCCCAGCTCGCCGTGTGGGCGCGCGAGGAGCGCCAAGAGTTCGCCGTGCGAGACCTGAAGGAGGTGAAGGCCAGGACGGGCTTCAGCTCGCGCGGCTGGCTCAACGACCAGCTGGCGCTGCTCGCCGAGGACGGCGTGATCGAGCGGGACGACGAGAAGCGCTGCTACCGGATCGTCCGCGCGGACGTGCTGCTCGGCGAGCCCGCAGGGGTGTGAGGTGTCGCGACAGGGGCCCGGGGGTTTCGTGAGGGAGTTACAGGTCGGAGGCTTGCGACACCTGTCGCGACAGGCTGGCGACACCCGTCGCGACACCTTGCCGACACCCGCACAAGATCAAAAAGAGGTGCGGTCGCGGATCCCACGCGCAGCCGCAAGCCGCACACCACCACAACAACCGAAGGAGATCAGCATGACGAAGGACCAGCCCAAGCGGCCCAGGATCAGGATCCGGCAGAACGCGCGCGTCGTGCACAACACCAGCGGGCCGATCACGGTCCGCGGGGTGACCGCGTACGACAGTGACGGCAAGGCCGTCGGGCGCGTCGGCGTCGACCGCAGTGCCGACGAGGACGACGAGTAGCGTGCGGCGGCGCCCGGACGCTTCCCCACGGCCGGGCGCCACCCCACCACGGTACGTGACCGGATTGGGACATGCCGATCCGGACACGACGCCAACCACAGCAGCGTTTGGAACGTCCCAACCCTCACCCGTTCTCCCCCAGTCGATCGGAGACCCGATGTCGCAGCCATATGGGCAAGATCCGCATGGATACCAGCCGCCGCAGCATCCGCCCCAGCAGGGGTACGGGCCGCCGCCCGGGTATGGCCCGCCCCCGTACAGGAAGAAGAGCAGCGCGCCGCTCATCCTCGTCGTCATCGGCGTCGTGATGCTCGTCCTGTTCGGCGGGTGCGCGGTCGTGATCGCCGCACTCGGCAACGGCGGAGGTGAGCCGACCACCCGCGCAGTGGCCGAGCCCGACCAGTCCGACGCCGGCGGCAATGCGAAGAAGACGACGAAGGAGCGGGTGGCGAAGACCGCGGGGATCGGCGCCACCGTCAAGGACGGCAAGTTCGCCTTCACCGTGACCAAGTTGGAGAAGCGGCCGCGCGTCGGCAGCGACGTCATCGGCACCGAGGCTCAGGGCGTTTTCCTGCTCGTGCACGTCACCGTGGAGAACATCGGAGACGAGGCCCAAGCCTTCACCAGCACCGCCCAGAAGCTGTACGCGGGCGGCAAGGAGTTCGACGCGGACACGGGCGCCTCCATCTACCTGGAAGATTCCAAATCCTTGTACGAGAAGATCAACCCGGGCAACAAGGTGGAGGGCGTTGTCCTGTTCGACGTGCCGAAGAGCGTGAAGCCGGAGACGATCGAGCTGCACGACAGCCTGTTCTCCAGCGGGGTAAAGGTGAGCCTGGCCGGCTGACCTTCGGGCACGCGAAAGACGGCCCCCGCCCCCACCGTGATGGTGGCGACGGGGGCTGTTTCGCGCGTGGTTACAGGCCGCGCAGGTCACGATCGGAGTGGACACCCGGGTGGGCGTGCTCCGCGTAGGACGGCATCTTGGTGCTACCCAGCAGGACGCCGACGATCGGCCACTTGCGCTGCAGCGTGGACACGGCCACCTGGTAGAGGGTGACGCAGGCGCCGCCCACGGCCAGGATCAGGCCGGTGGCCTCGGCCGGGTCGAGGACGATGCCCTTGACGGCGAGCCAGGCGATGAAGGAGCCGATGGCGGCGGGTACGGCGGTGCGCACCCAGGACAGGAACAGGTCGTACATGGTCAACCTCCCGTGGGGGATGCCGAAGCCCCGGCCGAGCCTGGCCGGGGCGGGGGACTACTTGGCGACGTAGCCGAAGGAGAAGTTGTAGCCCTTCGACTCGACCTCGCTGCCGAGGGTGATCCAGACGCGGTCCCAGTCGGCGAACCTGTTGCCCTTGGGCCCGCTGTTGTTGAGGACGTTGCTGTTGTAGCCGCAGACGGCCGGCATGGAGCGGTAGACGTGCCGGACGCCCGACCGGTCGATGGCCGCGGTGCCCTTGCCCATGTGGAGGCGTAGCACGGCACCTGCGGGGAGCTCGTCTACGGTCGCGCCGGTCTCGACGGGGAGGGCGCCGGCGGCGAGCCGGAACGTATTGCAGCCCCAGGTCTTGTCGCGCCCCTTGGCCCACGCGTCCTGCACGAGCAGGTTGGCTACGTTGACGGCGGCGCTGGCCTTGACCTCGACGTACTCGGTGTTGTTCGTCACGGTGTCCGCGCCGTACGAGTTGTAGTTGATTGCCGTGATGTCCAGAGTGGCGATCTCGGCGGCGGCCGCCGGGGAGGCCGAGGCGCCGCCCGCGCCGAGGGTGAGGACGACCGCGACAGCGGCTACGACGGACGTACAGATCTTCTTCAACACGGATTGCTCCAGTGCTCGGGGGACATGGAAAAGCCCAAGGCCTTGGCCCTGGGACGTCTAGTTGGTTTCGTCGAACAGACCCGGAACGCGGCCCGGCCGCTCGTCGGGGTCGATGTCGTCAAGCAGTTCGGGAGGCGGCGGCCACCAGCGGGCGAACAGGCCGTCCGCCATCAGCTGACTCGCAGAAGGTGCGGCCACGTCTTCGGGCCGACGACCCCGTCCGCGGCGAGCTTGCGGGACGCCTGGAAGGCCTTCACGTCGGCGGCCAGGCCGTCGTCGAACTCGGTGCGCTCCAGCCACGACTGCAGCCCGACGCCGTCATACGACGCCTCGGCCAGGCCGCCGCGCGCGAACAGACAGCTCCTGACCGTTTTGACGTCGAAGCCCTTCGCGCCCTGCTTGAGAGTGGGCAGATCCTTCACGAGGCCCTCCGTCCACGAGCTGGTGCTCGCGCTCGTCGTCTTGGGTCTGGGTGCGCCGGCGCGGACCCACGCGGTCAGCCGGGCGCCGGGGCAGTCGGTGGCGTAGCCGTCACCGTGGCGCTTGATCTCCCGGCCGGCGTTCCCGTGCTCGCGCAGGTACTCGATGGCGTCGAGGACGCCGTGCAGCAGCTGCTCGCCGGGGACGACGTAGCCCTTGCTACCGACCATGGCCAAGACGGCGTAGTGCTGCGAGTTGAGTCCGGGCCCGTTCGCCGCCGGCAGGAAGTTGGGTCCGCGGCCGACGAAGACGCGGCGGTGCGGGCAGGCCGCCATGTTGTAGCCGAAGTCGGAGTACTTCTCGCCGCGGCCGCCCGCCATGTGCATCCGCTGAATGCTGAGCATGAGGGCGATGCACTCGCGGTGGTCGTCGACGATCCTGGGATCCACCCAGCCGCCCGTGTAATGCACCTTCACCCCGCGCGTCGAGGTGATGCGCTGCAGGCGCTGTGAGGGGGGTACGGCGCCCCAACCGGCGCGTGAGATGAGTGACGCCACGGTCAGTCCTCCTGAGGTGTGAGGTGCTCGTCCAGGCGTGCGGTGGTCTGCTCGACACGGTTGACTGCGTCCCTGAGTGAGCTGCCGCCGTTCGGCTTCAACTGGGCCTCGATCGATTCCAGGCGCTCCATCACCCCCGGCCTGGAGGGGACGCCGCGGCGTGCTGGCTCGCCCTGCCAGTCGTCCACGAAGTCCCCGACCCTTTTCAGGATTCGCAGGAGTTTCACGACGACGACGCCGCCGCCCGCAAGGACGACTAGGGCGCCGCAGGCGGCGAGGATCTCGGTCACACGAACTCCAGAAGTCAGATGAAGATCCCGGCCGACTGCAGGGCCGACCGGATTGAGAGCGCGTACAGGCGGATCGACTGCAGGTCGACGGTGACGTTTTCCCCGACCACGTCCGAATAGGTGGTCGGCCAGTTGGCCGGCGTGGTGAGCCCGTCCAGGCCGCCCGGGTCTGATGCGGTCGGCGGCGGCGGGATCGGCACGCCCTTGACGGTGCGGGCGGCCGTCTCCAGCTTCTGCAGCCGGCGCTCGAAGTTCTGCAAGATCCTTTCGAGGTTGGCCCCGTACTGGTCGGTCATGGCACCTCCACAGATTCGAGCGTCAACGTCACTTCTTCTCGGCCTCGGCCCCGGCCGGACGGCCGGACGCGGATCTCCAGGATTCGCTCGCTGATGTCGAGGCCGGCGCCGCCGTCGACGCTCTCGTGCCACACGTCGGTGATCAGCAGGCGCGCCCGGTCGCCGAGCGAGTTCATGGTCAGCGTCGACTTCTTCGACGGGAGCACCACCACGGTGCGGACCCAGAGCGCTCCGCCACCGATCGCGGCGTAGTAGTGGGCCAGCCCTTCCAGTTCGTCTCCGTCGGTCGACTCGGCCGGGTGGTCCACGTGGTGATCGATCCTCGGCCACCCGGCGGCGCGGTGCGGGGTTTCGACCGGGTCGCTGAAGACGGCGAAACCGTCCTCTTCCGGGTCCGGCTGGAGAGTGCCGCCGCGAGCTCGCCAGTCTGTGCCGCCGCGCAGGGCGTCGATGTCGACGCCGGTTTCGGCGATGTCTCCGCCGTGTGGGCTGCTGCTGAAGACGTGGCTGATGCCGGTGTCGAACTTGGGGCTCGCCCACCGCCAGGTGGAGACGACCCCGGTCTCATCCACGGTCTCGGCCAGGAAGTATTCGAAGCCGTCCTGCGATTTGCTGTACTCCTCGACGACGCGCCCGTAGTTCGTGTTGTCCTCCGGTTTCACCGTCAGCGGCCGGAACACCTCGGAGGATCCGGACTGGAAGGTGATGCCGAGGTCGGCGTCGGCTTCGCTCAAGGCGAAAGCCAGGAAGGTGCGCGCGTTGTCGATCTGCTCGTCGTCTGCGCCGTTCAGGGTGGCCCGGACCATCAGGGAGTACCAGTAGGCGTCCAGGGTGCTGCCGCGCAGCGCGATGCTGATCTTGCCGTCCCGGCCGCGAGTCAGCTGAGACCCGGTCAGCCAGTACCGGCCGCGCAGCTCGCCGTCCCGCCAGATGCGGATCTCTACACGTCCCGGCCCGGTGGTGAAATCCGCCTTGGTCTGGGGGATGACGCGGCGGACGGCCCGTGCGACCCGGCTGTTGGGGATCGGCAGCGTGCCGGTGAAGGGTCCAGGCCCGCGGAGTCCCTTGCCGTATTCGACATCGCGCGGATAGATGTCGTCGATGTACGTGCCGGTCAGAAAGTCATGGGCGGTGTACCTGTACAACGCCCTGCCGCGGACCGCGAACGCCGGCGTCGGCGGGGGCGGCGGCACTGTGGAGCCGGGCGCGACGATGACGGTCCACGCCTGCCAGCCGTTGACGATCGCGGACTCGGTGGAGATGACCTGCTGCGGCAGATCCGCTGACGACAGGGCGGTGCGGGCCCCGACGTACATGGCGTCGCCGTCATCGGCTGCTTGGCCTTCACGCGAGTAGCCGCCCGAAAACTCGATATCGATGAACGCGTTGGACGCCAGCGCGACGCGAATCTCGGCACCGCCTGCGACGCCCGGTTCAGCTGCTGGACAGGGGACACCGCTGGATCGGAAGCCGCCGCTGGTGGATTCGATCACGAGGTCGGCGAGCGTGGCGCCGCGCAGGTGTGCGAGCCCGACCAGGCCGGAGTCGCCGTCGCCGAGCTCGACGGAGTAGCTGCCTGGGTTGGTGGTGCCGGCCACCTGGGCGAACAGGCGGGTGCTGAACTGGCTGGTGTTCTCGGCGATGGCGACCCAGGGTGTGCCGCCGGTGACGTCGATGTCGTCGACGGACCCGGCCGTCTCTACCCAAGCGAGGAGGATGTCTCCGGATTGGACGTCGGTGGGGGCGTCGACCAGGTCGTCATCCCCGATGGGGGTGACCGTTACGGCGCGTGGTTGGACTGCCATGCCGCCCCCTTAGCTGACGGCGTGCCGCCAGAACGTCTCCATGCCGGCGCTGCCGCCGGAGTCGGCCGTCCAGATGAGGGTGTTCGCGCCGGGGTTGAACACCATGTCCTGCACGCTGGCCGAGCCCTCTACGAGGTCGTTCAGGTGGTTGACGTCGCCGATGGCGACGGTGCCTTCCTTGACGTCGATCACCAGGGTTTCGCCGTCGGTGACCGTGGTGGAGACGGCGATCACCCGGTCCGTGGTCAAGTTCTCCAGCTGGACGCCGACGACCGGCCCGGGGAAGCGGAACTCGCCGGGCGACGCATCGTTGCCGTCATTCAAGATCGACGTTTCGACGTCCTTGACGATGGTGAGCGACGATCTGACCGGGTCGTACCTGCGCTGATCACTGGCTATCCATTGGAGGGCGCCGCGCATCAGGCCGAGGCGGGCTTGCTTGTTGATCGGGCCCGGCTTCCGGTCGGAGAGGTGCGCGCGTACCAGGTACGGCTGCAGATCATCCCAATCCCAGATGACCAACCACCCTTCGTCCTCCGACTGGGCGGGTCCGGTGGCCATCACCAGGTCGTGCACCGTCTGGCCGATCGAGTCGCGCGGCGCTTTGATCAGGGTGGTCCAGTTGATGGCGCGTTCGGCCAGGTACGGCTGGCCGGGATACGAACCGCTGCTGTCGGGGCGTTCGACGTTGCCGGAGATGAACGGGGCCGAATCCGTCCAGCCCTGCAACTCCTGCCACGAGTACGGGGTGAGGCTGCCGAGCAGGAAACCGTTCCACTCGATCTGTCCCGGCCGGCTGATCTGGTCGCCGGGTAGGACGGGTACGGCCGTGGACGGCGTGTGGACGTCGGCCACCACCTGGATGGGGGCGAGGGTGACGCTGGCGCCGGCCGAAACCTCAGGCGCGTACAAGGCGATGATCGCCTCGATGGTGTTGAGGGTGGCGTCCGCGCTGGCCGAGATCCCCAGATCGGGCACCCCGGCCGCCGCCTCCACCGTGGCCGGGGTGACGATCTCGACGTCCTGAGTCGTCACCGACGGGTCGGGGACAGTGGCGGCGACGGCCACCGTGTCCGGGGTGGACCCCGCGCCTGTTGAAAGGGCCGGGCCTGGTAGTGCTGCGGTGGCGGCCACCGTGGCCAGTGCCGGGTTGGCGGAGACGGTGACCGTGGGTGCGGGCACGGCCGTGGTTGCGGCGACCGTGTCTGGGGTGGCTTCCGCGTCCTCGCCCGAGCTGGGGATGGTGACGGTGAAGCCGAGACGGGCCGCCGCCGTGATGGTGCCGGACGCGGTCCAGTTGGCGGCCGACGTGGCGGCGGAGGAGGCGAGCGTTCGGTAGCCGCCCGCCGCTGTCGTGTAGCCGGAAGAGTTCGTGTCCGCGCCCGCCGGTTCGGTGAATCCGGCGGCGGGGGTGAAGGTGCGAACGGCTTCAGCACCGTTCGCGGCAGCGAAACGGACCTCCACATCGTCGGACCTGACCGGGGTGATGCCCGGCGTGGTGACGGCCGTCCCGGTGCCGGCCGTGGATGATGCCGCCGTGGCAGGCAGGGCGCCGTCTACGAAGGCGAACAGGTGGGCTACGCCGTCAGAGCCGCCCCCGTGCGCCAGGCTGTAGGTGGATGGCTCGGACCCGGACGCTTCCTTAACCCATAGCTTGCCGCGCATGTTGGAACCGCCGGACGCATCCACCGCGAGCAGCTGCGTCCACCCGGACGGGGTCGGCATGTCGGTGAGGGCGCCCACGTCGGCGAACTGGGCCAGCACGAGGATGTCGTTTTCGACCACGCCTGCCGGGCGGGCGATCGTGTAGCTGGCGCTGCTGGAGGCGGCGGCGGTGTTGGATCGGAAGGTAGCCGTCACGTAGCCCTCCTTCCGTGGACATGAGAAAGCCGCCCCGGGAGGCGGCAGTCGTCAGCGGGGCTGGGGTTACGGGGTCAAATCGAAGGTCACGAGCCCGTTGCTGTGCGGTGTGACGAGCAGAGTTCCGTCGCTGGTGTTGACGGGGGTGATCGTGATTCCGAACATGAGCGGATCAGCGGTGACGTTGGCTGCGTAGACGTCGATGTGTGCGACGCCGCTTAGTGTGGAGCTGGCCCACTGGAACGCGTTCGAGCTGAACTTCATCAAGCCGCTGCCGGGCCGGGTGAACGCGGTGCCTGTGACGACAACCCCGCCTGCGGTGTAGCCGGTGCCTGTGATCTCGTTCGTTGTCGTGTAGACGGTGTTGGCGTTGTAGTCGGCCGCGGCCGCGCGGGTGGCGTTGTAGAGGGCGGCCTGGTGGTCCTCGGCGTCCCACGCCAGGTTCAGCGCGGTGGCGTCGAGGATGTCTTCCATGGTGGGTAGGTACACGCCAGAAGCCATGTCAGCTCTCCTTCTTGGCGGTGGCGCGCGCCCGCGGCTTGACGTTGATGCTCGGCGCGGTCACGTCCGCGCTCCCGGGCGGCAGGTCGGGCGGCACCGGATCGCCTTCGACGACACCGCCGAGCTCCTGCAGAGCCTGCCGGAGCGGCAGCGCGAGCGCGAGGCTCTTCTCCAGTTCGGCTACGGCGGCAGCCAGCGCGGCTTCAACCTCGGCGCGCGCCTTCGCGTCGTCCCGGGCGTCGTTCTTGCCGTCCTTGACCAGCATCGGCCCGGCCAGGATCTGCTCAAGGCGCGGGATCGTCCGCGTCTGCAGCTTGACGATCTCCGCCTCCCTGCGCAGCCACGTGCGGGTTTCCTCGAACGCGGCCGCCGCCGTCTGCTTGGCCGTCTTCGCCTCCCGGATCGCGGCCGGGTCGCCGCCGTCGACGGCCTCCCAGTAGTTCTCCTTGGCCTCGTACAGCGCCTCTTCCAGCGGGGTGCATGCGTCTTCCAGGGCGCGCACCGCCGCCCGGGCCCGCTGGCCGTGGCGCACAATCCGTTTCATCTGTACTCCTTCGAGATCGTGACCCCGGTCCATGGGGAGACGGTGAAGTGGGGCAGGGTCACGATCGCGTCCTGCCCGGACCAGCGCATCCGCTGCCGGTTGCCCTGCTCGTTCGTGATGACCTTGATCCAGTGGCCGGTGACCACGTCCCGGTACTCCCGCACGACCGGCCGGACCCCGTGGCTGAAGCCGCGCGGCCGGACCGCGACGGACTTGAGCCGCCGCAGGTCTGCCTTGGTGTATCCCTGCACGCCCACGCGCGTCCTCCTCATGTCAGCCCGGCCGCCAGGATCCGGAACCCGACCTGGTTGCCGATCTTGTCCAGGTCGGGTTCCTCGCGGACCACGCTGTTGGACATGTCGATGTTGACGTTCACGCCCTGGCCGGCGGCTGGCATGGGTTCGGCCATGACGCCGAAGCCGCGGCCGACCGCGAAGCCGTACTTCTGCGAGAATCCTTCGCCGCCCTGGCCGCCTGCGTTGCCGACGGCGTTGGATCCGGCGAGGTTCGGCGTCGAGCCGGCGACGCTGGCCGCGCCATTGGCTGCGGCTGAGACGGCTTGGCCGATGACGCCTTGGGCGGCGCCCACGACTGCACCGGCCATGCTGGTGATGCCTTCGATCCAGCCGGCCATGGTGTTGACGCCGATCTCGGCCATCACCTGGCTGGGGCTTTTGATCTTGAGCTCTTTCTTGATCGCCGCCACCAGAGCTTTGACGATCTTGGACATCTCCTTGTCCAACTTCTTCAGGCTGTCCTGCAAGCCCTTCAGATAGCCCTCACCAGCCTTTTTGCCGGTGTCGTACATAGCATCTGCCGAAGCCTTGCCCAGCTTCTTCGACGCCTTGTCGACAGCCGCCTGCGCCTTGTTCAGGGCTTTGATTTCGCTGCCGTCCGAACCGACCAGCATCTCGGCGAAGGTGGCGCCCTTCTCCACGCCGGCGTCGATGATCTGCTGAATCGTCGCCTTGTTGAGGCCGCGCTTCGCCAAAGCGTTGATGTTGTTGGCGAAGTTGTTGATCGCGCTGGCCTTCTTCGACAGTTCGCCCGCCATGTCGCCGGCCCCGGTGAAGTCCTCCGCCTTCAACCCGGTGAGGGCCGCCCACTCAGCCGCGTCGCCGGCGACTTTCTTCGCCATCTCCTTCGCCGCCGCCAACCGGGCCACGAGATCCTCGCGCTGCTTCGCCAACGCGGCCAGCGAGTCGTTGCCGACCTGGACGAACTTGATCAGGCCGTCCGCGACGTCCGGCTGGCTTTTGAAGGCGGTCTTGATCTCGTCGACCATCCGCGTGACGACGTCGACGGCCTGGGCCTTGCTGTCGGTCAGGCCGCGCACGAGCCCGGCGACCGTCCACTTTCCGATCTCCTCGAACACCCGCGAAGGGCTGGAGATGCCGAGCAGGTTCTTGGCCCCGTCGACCGCGGATTGAACGGTTCCCTGCGCGGCGGTGACCAGCTCCGCCGCTTTCGCCCGGATCCCGTTGATCATGCCTTGAATCAGGTCCCGGCCTGCCTGGAGCAGCAGGGTGCCGATGTTGCCGAGCCCGGCCTTGATCTGTCCCGGCAATCCCTTGATGATGCTGATCGCGTTGTCGATCGCGTCGGAGATGGCCTGCTTGAACATCGCCCAGGTGACGCCGGTCCGGCTCTCCAGGAAGCCCCAGGCGGCGGCAATCTGGTTTTTGATCAAATCGAGGGCGCCGACCAGGATGGATTCGACCGCTTCCCACAGGCCGTTCCAGATCTTTTCGAGGCCCTCTTTGAGCCGATCCATGTCGCCGGTGAGCAGCCCGACTGCGACGTCGAGGATGCCGGAGATGGTGGTCCACAGGCCGTTCCAGACGCCGAGGAACGTGTCGACGAGGATGCCGAGCGCGTTGAGGATGTCGTCGCCGAACTGTTCCCACAGCAGGGTGATGAGTTCGATGGCCGACGAGATCGCTTCGGAGGCTGTGGCCCAGCCCTCTTCGAGCTTCGCCCCCCACTCGGTGATCTTGCCCTGGTTTTCGGAGATCCAGGTTGCGACGGTTGAGAACACGTCGCCGAAGAAGGCTTTGACCTGTTCGACGATGCCGCCGATCCGTTCGGCCCAGCCGCCGAGCGTGGTCGAGCTGTCGTTGAACGCGGCCTTGAACTCTTCGATCTTGCCGAGGCCCCAGTCGATGAACTCGAAGAAGCCGGAGATGGCGCCGCCGAGCGTGTTCAAGAAGAACTCGGCGACCGGCATGCCCTTGTCGATGATGCCGGGCAGCCGCTCGATCAAGGTGTCGATCACGTCGAGGGCGACGTCGAACGCCTTCTCGATCAGAGGGGCGCTCTTCTCGAACACGCCGGACAGCATCTTCGCGAAAGGTTTGATCTTGCCCTGGATGCGCTCCAGGCCCTCCAACAGCGGGCCCCGCAACGGCGCGGCCGCCTTCTGAAAAGCGGTCAACGCCTCCTTGCCGAGGGCGGCAACTTCCTTCTTCACCTGCTTGTTCGCGGCCAGGAACACGCCGAGCCCGGCGACGCCGAGGGTGATGGCGCCGCCGATCGCGGCGACCGCAGCGGCTGTGGCGAGCGCGGCCAGGCCGAGCCCTGCCACGCCGAGCGTGGCGAACTTGGACACGGCCATGACCCCGGACAGGCCGGCCTGGGCGACGTCGAACGCGCCGCTCAGAGCCTTCTTGAACCGGCCGCCGCCCCGCTCCGCCCCGTCACCGATCGCCTCGTCGATGACGTCGCTGGCGTCGCGCGCACGCCGCTCCACCTGAGTGAGCGTGTCGTCGACGCCGTCAACAAGGCGGGCCAGGTCGGCGAGCGCCTCATCGGGGTCCATGCCGTCGCCGATCGCGTCCGCCACCTTGGCGAACGCGTCGATGACGGTGGACTCGATGCGGCCGGTGGTGGAGCTGGTGGTGGACTGCAGGCGCCGTAGCCGCTGCTCGGCCTGGCCGAGACCCCGGTCGAAGCCCTGGTCTTCGAGGTCGATGTATCCGACGAGCTCGCCGACGGTCATAGACACGGGAGGCCACCGCCTTCCGCGCTACAGGGTGTTCAGGTAGGACTGGGCTTCGCCGGCGGACAGCTCTTCGAGCTCGTTCGCGGCGATATGCCGGTAGATCGACTGCGACGACAGGCCGGCCAGAAGGGTGTGGAACTGGCGGCGGGTGAGGGCGGCTATCTCTTGCGGCGTGAGCCGGTACTCGCGCCGGAAGTCCGCTTCGATCGCCCACCAGAGCCGCCGGATCTGCCGTTCGTGCGGGTCGAGCTGCTCGCTTTTCCCTCGTCGCCGTCCCGGTCCATCACCAGCTCGTACGCCTCCCGGAACGTCATCGGCTTGCCCTTGCCGTTGGCCATCCCCCAGGCGAGCGCCACCTGGAACTCGCGCGCCGTCATGCCCGCCTCGGTCCAGGCGTCGAGCACGTCCGCACCGAACAGGTCGGCGAGCAGGTCAGCGAACGCGTCTTCATCGTCGGAGCCCTTGAGCTGGTCGACTTTGCGCTCGAACAGGAGCGGCAGGTCGTGCGGCACCCGCACTTCGATGCCGCGGATCGTCTGCGTGGGAGGCCCGGTGCGGGCGTCGGCTTCGGCGCGCTGAACTTCAGCCCAGAAATCGTCCCAGGACTGGTCCGGGTTCGGCTCCTGGACGGCGTCGACGTTGTCGTGCTCGGTGTCGATTGGCTCGGTAGTCGACATGGTTAGGCCACCGAATCCGTGGTCGTCAGCCCGCTCTTCGTGATCGTCGCCGACCACGCCGACTTGGCGTTCGTCTCCCCGCCGGTCTCACCCACGGAGAACGTGCACGTCCAGATCTTCCAGTCGGTGTCGACAGGGTGGCGGAAGCGGACCCGGCCGAGCGAGTCTGCGCCGACCTTGTCTTCGCCGGCCATCTCCTCCACGCGGGCGCGGCCCGGCTGCAACACGCCAGTCAGGTGGTCCTTCAGCTCCAGGCCGGCGAGCGCCATGTTGGCGCCGCGCTGCATGATCTGCTGCTCGTATGAGCCTTCGGAGTCGAAGTCGGTCGTGTCGGCGGTCTCTTCGTTTTCGGAGCGGTTGACGGTGACGGAGGCGAGGTTTTCGATCCTGATGAAGGTGTCGGTCACCTCGGTTTCGACCTCGATGATGATGTCCCGGGCGTTGATCTTCCGCTGGGTCACGGGTTACTCCTGTTCGTTGCGGTCCTGCTGACGTCGCAGCGGAGGTTGACGGTGTACTCGGCCCGGTTGTTGGCGTCCTGGCCGATGTAGACGGGGCCGCCGTTGAGGCCGACGGCGAGTTGCAGCCAGGTGCCGCCCGGCAGCGTCATCGTGCCGAGCCCGTTCAGGTGGTCGTAGAGCAGTTCGGCGTCAGCCTCGGCTATGCGGGCGTCCGTCGCTGGGCCGCGCGTCCGCAGCTGGATTCTGGGCTCGTCGTAGTTGTCGGCCAGCAGGGATTCGTCGCCGCCGTAGCGGGCCAGGACCACGCACCGGTCAGGGGAGGAGGGCATCTTCGCCGAGAAGCGGGGCCCGACGTCCAGGGCGAGCAGGTCGAGCAGCGCGATGAACTCTTCGAGGAGCGTCATTGCAGGCTCCGCCGGATCTGGGCTGCGATCAGCTCCTGCATCGTGCCGGCCTCATCGTTGAGCGGCTGCTCCAAGTATTTGGCCTGCTTGCCGGGGTCGTGCCGCCAGGTGAGTTCCTCATGCTGGCGGACCGCGTACGGGCCGTCGTAGGAGACAGCGCCTCGCAGGTTGGCCGCATCGACGGTGGTGGTGCCGGAGCGTGCGAGCGTGCCCTCCTCCAACGGCACCAGTTCCCGGCTGGACTGCAGGAGGTGCTCCAAGGCGACCTTCAGGCCTTTCAACGCGCCGGCTCGCTGCTTCGCTTTGATCTGCTTGGTGTTGAGGTTGAGCTTGGCGCGCTGGACCATCGCCGCCGCCTCCCTACTGGAGATTCACCTCAAGGTGGTCGGGTGTGGGGAGGCCGCCGCCGTCGCGTCTCGCGGTGGCCAGGACCGTGGTGGTTCGGCCGTTGACGGTGACGCGGGAGTCGATCGGGCAGTCGACGTCGAGCCGCGCGTAGAAGGTCGACTCGGAGACGACTTCTTCGCCGGTCTTGTTGCGCACCAGGCGCCGCTTGTCGTCGACGAAGCAGGCCACGTCGACCGCGGACCCGTACTCGGGGCCGAACGTGCCCTCTTGCAGGTACGGCTCCACGCTGACGGTGTGGCGTAGCAGCCAGGACGGGATGCTACCCATCGGCGGCCGCGCAGACCGGGTAGGTGTACGGCTCATGGCCGGTGAGGCCTGCCAGCTGTAGCACCGCGAGGGCTTGTGGTGCGAGGGGACGGGCGGCCGAGCCTCCACCCGTCCCCCCGGTCGAGGGGCGGCCGAGCCGTACGGAGCCGATCTGTACGTCGCCGTATGCGGCTATGCCGCCGGTACCGGTCGTATCCCCGGTGTCGAGCCAGTAGGCGGCCTGCTCAATGGTGGCTTCCTTCAGCGCGGTGACGACGGCCGCGTCGGTTGCTGCGCCGTCCTCGACGTCGTAGACGGCCGCGATCAGCGCGGCGTCCACGTCGCGGGAGGCGAGGGTGAGGAGACGGCCGATGTTGGCCGGGGCGGTCGTGCCGGTCTCGTCCTCGTACTCCGCTTCGGTGGCGTACGCCATCGGCTGCCCCTCCCTCTCGATGGTTGTGCGCGGGCGGGCGTGCGCACCCTCACAGACCCTCGCCCGCCCGCGCGCCCTATGCGTCCAGGACTGCGACGAGCACCCCGGTCGGGGTGGTGCCCGCATAGTCGATGTGGACGAGCCCCGTGGCCTGCCGGTGCTCGGGCCCGAACGGGCCGCACAGCCGGTACTCGCCGGCGGGGATGGTGATGGTGGTGTCGGCGATCGCCAGCCCTGCCCGGCCGACCGTCCCAGGCGTGGGCACGGTCACGGTGAGGGCGGCCTCATCCCCGTTGAGGACGTACAGGAGCCGGTGCGGCGCCCACGGGAACGAGTTGCCGTCGGTGATTTCGGCGGCCTGGTCGACGTCGCCGGGGTCGATGCCGGCCTCGGTCAGCGTGGTCACCGTGACAGCGGTGCGCGCCATCGGCTACGCCTCCTTCGGCTTGGTGCGCTGCTTCGAGCGCGGTGTGGGGGTGGCGGGGGCGGGCCCGTGGTTCCCGCCCCCGTCCACGTTTGCGGCCCGCCAGCCGCCCTCACCGGATGCGGCGAGAGCAGCGTGGCGGACGTCATCCTCGGAGCCGTCGACGGTGAACGCGCGCCCGACTTTCACGCCGTCGACGAACCGCTCGTAGAGGGGCATCAGACGGCGAGACCCCGGTACAGGCCGTGCGCCTTCTCCACGCCGTACTCCAGGCCGATCTCGCCGTACAGCATTGTCTTCTCCGAGGCGCCGGTCTTGGCGAGGGGCTCCTCGAAGAAGACGCCCTTCCCGGGCACGGACAGCAGGACGGGCTTCAGCATCTCCATGGAGACGATCGCCATCGCATCTCTGGGCATGTGCCTGTCGAGCATGATGTTGAACCGGCCGAAGTCGGTGATGACGGTGTCGACGGTGACGCCGCCCATCGTCCTGCTCTGGTCGACGTAGGTGATCTTCACCCCGGCCTCGGCGTACGCGCGGGTGATCGCCCGCTTCTGCACGCTGTTGACCAGGATGGTGGCGGTCGCCTGCTCGGACAGGCCGCCGTTGTCGAACACCTGCTGGGCGAGGTCGTCGATGTGCGTGGTCGTCAGCGCGGTCGTCCACGGCTTGATGTAGTTGATGTTGGAGGTGGAGGTGCCGAGCGTGATCGCGGTGCCGCCCGAAGTGGCGGCAACCTTGAACGTGTTCGTCGCCTTGCTGACCACGTAGTAGGTGCGGCCGGCCACGATGTTGGTCGCGTCCCCGGTCGAGGTGAACACGATCTTGTCGCCGTCGGCCAGGCCGGTCGCCGTCTCGGTGATCGTGTCCGTCGCCGAAGACAGGCCGGTGATGGTCGAGGTGGCCTTCGAGACGGCGTTGGTGGTGATCGCCTGCAGCAGGCCGCGCGTCTTCCGCGCGGTCGCGTTCGTGGTCGGGTTGTTGAACACGCCGTTGATGAACGAGTAGTTGACGTCGAGAGCGATGCTCTTGAGCGCCTGCTCGACCTGCCAGTCCATCTCCGAGACGACCGGGTTCGACCCGGGGACGCCGGTGTACGGTGCCGACTGCGGGGTGGCGATCTGCCCGGTGGCGGCCATCTTCGTGTACGAGACGGACACCGTCTCCTGGTGGATCTGGACCACGTTGCGGACGTTGCCGCGCACCCGCTCCTCAGCGGTCGGCGCGTCCGCGCCTTCCACCTTGGTCCGCTGCGCCGGGTCCCGCAGGTCGTAGGACTGCCACTCGAATTCGGTGGCGTCGGTCTGGCCGCCGCCGGTCAGTCCGCCGATCGCGGACAGCAGCGGGGTCTCCTCCGGCGTCAGGCTGAACAGCTGGCCGTGGTAGTTCGGAAGCCCGAACGTGGTTGCGATGCCGGTAACAGAGCCCGCCATTGTCGTCTCCTAGATGATCGTTACTGCGGTGTGAGTGCGGCTTTCTGCCGCTTGAGGCTGATGGCCAGCCGGTGATTGCGTGCCTTTTCGGCTTCGGCGATCTGCTCGTCGAGGCTTTTGGCGGGGGTGCCGGATCCGTTGCCGCCGCCGAAGTCGCCGCCGCTGGTGCCGGCCCCCTTGGGGGCGAGCTTGGCCAGCTGGTCGACGGCCTTTTTGATGGCGTCGGCGTCGACGCTGCCGTCGTCGGCGACGAACCGTGTCTTGTCGATGAGGTCGGCGGCCGGGCCCAGGTCGAGCCCCTTGCGGGCGAGGGCGGCGTCGAACTTGGCTTCGGCCAGGGTGCGGCCGTGCTCGCGCGCGGCCTCAGTACGGCCTTCAGCCTTGGCCGCGGCGACGGCCTTCTCCGTCTCCGACATCGCGGATTCGCGCGTCTTCTGCAGTTCCTCGGCCGCCTTGCTGTTGGCCTTGGCCTGCTTCTCGAAGGCCTTGCGCTGCTCGCGTTCGGAGGCGAGCGCCGACTTCAGCCGGGCCAGGTCGTCGGTGTCGGTGGACGTCTCGTCTACCACGCCGGTCGTGTCCTGCGCGTTGGTGTCGTCGGTGGTGGTGTCGTCGTCAGCCATGCGGCTGCGCTCCTTCAGGTGGGATGCCGGGCGTCACGCCGGGCATGCCGGATTCCCGTCTCGCATCTCGCGGGACGGGGCGCCGCCGCGATGGTGCGGCGGAAGTGTGCGGGCATGAAAAAGGCCCGCACCAGGCGGGCCTACAGGGGGAAAGATCTAGGTCGCGTCTTGGCTCTTGAACCATGCGTCCCAGGCGGCGTACTCGGGATCGTCTGGGCCGATGGTGACCATCGCGTCTCCGATGAGCCCGCCGGGCCCTTCGGCGCGTCGGGGGATGGTGATGGTGCCGTCGGCGTTGCGGGTGGCATCCACCAGCTGCACTCCAGACTCTCGGGTTCAGCGTTCCAGCGTTGAGAGCAGGTTACTGAAGTACGCGGATAAGCGGCCGCCGATCCCGCCGGCGGTCGCGGCCGGGACGCCGATGGCTTGGCCGACCGCGACGTCCCGGGCGGCGGGAGGGTCGTCTCGGTGCAGGACCCAGGCGGCGAAGCTCTCGGCGAACATCTCCGACAGGCCTGCGTGGCCGGCCTGCGAGTAGTACGGCCTGACGCCTTGGGACAGGGCGGCCGCGTGCAGCGCTTGGAAGTCCGCCCGTGTGGAGGCGATCCCCAGCGCGTGGTCGAGTGCGTGGCCCGACTCGTGTGCTGCCGTCGAGGTTGACGCCGACGCGAACCCGTGGCCGCCGCCGACGATGATGTGCCGGGTCTCGCCCACGTACGCGGCGGGCACATCATCCATCGTTCCCGAGGTCCAGCCGCGCGGCGCTTGGGCGCGCAGCTCTGGCATGAAGTCGGTGATGGCGCCTTCGCCGAGGTCTACGCGAAGCACATGCCCGGCGAGCACATCGTGGATGGCGTCGGGGATCTTCGCGAAGTCTGCGGCGTGCCGCGGCCCGAGCCGTGTGGCGTGCTGGATTTTGAGGCGGTCGCCGTAGCGGGCTTGCAGGGCTTCGACCTTCGCTGCCGTGGCGGCCTGCTTCTCGATCGCCGCCTTGCGTGCCGCCGAGGCTGCTTGCTCGGAGGCGTCGGCGGGGCGCGTGGACCGGACGGTCATCGGTGACACGTCCCGCTGCTGGCCGGCCACTTCGACGGTGATGGCGCCGTGTTTGCCCTTGCCGATGACGCGTCCGGGCTGGCCGGAGACGGTGACGTCGTCGCCGATGTGGAGTGCGGCGTTGCGGGAGTCGACGCCGATCTTCTTGCCGGGCTTGGCGGTCTGGGAGGCCTTCGGCTTCTCGGTCTTTTCCTGGGCTTCCTTGCGCGCCTTCTCCTCTGCGGCTTCCCGCTTGGCCTGTTCGATCGCGGCCTGCCGGGCGGCCTCCTCAGCCTCACGACGCGCCTTCTCCTCAGCGGCTGCCTTGGCTTCCGCCTCCTTGCGGGCCTGCTCTTCGGCTTCCTGCCTGGCCTTCTGCTCGGCGGCCTGGCGGTCGGCGGAGGCCTTCGCCGCGGCGTCCGGGTCGGGCTGTGCGGGCGGTTGGAGGCCGCTGACGGGCCCGCCGGGGGCGTCGCCCTTGGGGATGTTGCCGGCGCCGATCTGCTCCCGGTACGGCAACCTCTTCAGCGCCGGGTGGGCGGCGAGGTGGGCGCGCAGGGCGGCTTGGGCGGCGCGCACGCCCGCGGTGGCGTCCTTCTTGGCTTCGGGGGTGAGCGCGCCGATGGCCTGCTCTTTCGCCGCGCGGATCTTGCGTTCGAGGTAGCGCTGCTTCTGGCGGGCCTTGTCGCCTTCGGGGTCGGCGGTGCCCTTCTTCAGCCGGGTCACGCCGGGCAGGTAGGCGCTGGCGCTGTGCCTGCAGTTCGGGTGGAAGAGTCCGCGCGCCATGGCGCCGGCCATCGTGTCGACCACGTGCACGGTGACGAGCTCGTTGTCGCGGGTGGCGTGCTCGACCTGGATGTCTCCGGTCGGTCCGAGGTCACGCCTGAGCACCTTCGACTCGAAGGGCCTGCACACGCGGCATTCCTGCACGTTGTCGCTGATGTATACGAGGTCGATGCCGAGCGACTGCAGGCGGTCGGTCTGGCCTTGGATGGCCGCCCTCTGGATGTTGGTGCGGCCCATCATCTCGACGTAGCTGCTGAGCTTCCAGGTGCGGCCGGACCGGTCGGTGAAGCTGGTGATGCCCCGGTCGATCAACCGTTGCCAGACGGCCTGCGAAGCCTCACGGCGCGTGTATGCGCCGGAGGCGATGCGGGCGGCGGCCCCGGCCTGGACGGCGCGATACGCGTCAACGGGAGCGCGCAGGATGTTCTGATCCACCCTGCCGATGTCGCGGTGCAGCGCGGCCGCCAGGTTCTCGAGCAGACGCGCGTTCGGGACGACCGAGGTGGCCCGGCGTGCGGCCTGGCCGATGCTCGGGTCCCACGATGCGGGCAGATCCACGATCGCGGCATCCGAGCCGGACCTGTACGCGCGGGCGACCGCGTCACGGATGATCCCCGCCCTGGCCTGCTGGAGTTTGGCCAGGATCCGCGCCGCGCTCGTCTGCAGCTGGCGGATGGCGTCAAGCTTCCCCTCCTGAAACGGGGACGGGAGGGGAAGATCCTTGCGCAGGCGTTGCGCCACCGTGCGGACGATCGCCGTCTCGACCTCGCGGTACAGGTCGGCGATCGTCGAGGCGATGGAGTCGAGGAGGTCCTGGTCGACAGCCACGAGGAGGACCTCCTCGCTGCGTTACGGCACTTCAGTGACCTCCGGATCGATTCCGGCACTGGAAGGTTCCAGCCATTTGGCGAACGTCTCGGCGTCCTCCTGGCAGGCGAAGACCAGCTCGTCAGGACCGCCATGGCGGATGAAGGTGACCTTGTACAGCATGCCGCCCATCATTCCTCACGCTCGGACGGCCCGTCCTGCCCCTCCTCCGGCTCCAGTTCTATGTCCGGGTCATCGAGAGGGATGCCGAGCAGCTCGGCGATGTTGCGGGACGTACGGTACCTTGCCATCGGCTACTCCTCACGCGCGGGCGGCGGCGGGGCCTTCGCCTTCGGGTCCTTGGCCTTCGGGTCTTCGGGGTCGACGGGCTCCCCGTCCTCGCCCACCATCTCCCCGGGCAGCGCGAACGGATCCTCCATCGGGTCCGGCCGCGCGTCGGCGATGGCGTCGACTTCGGCTTGGATCTGCTCCTCATCCCAGTCGGGGTGGAGAAGCCTGACCAGGGTCTCGTCGGAGGCGGCCTCGGCCCTTCGCATGAGCTCGGCCGTCTGGGCGAGCTGCATGATGTCGGGTGAGACGGAGTCGCCGAAGACGACGGTAGGCAGCTCCGGCGTGACGGCGCCCTCGAAGCCGAGCGACGCTTCCAGCTCCAGCAGGGTTTCGATCGCCTCGGCGAGCTCGGGGGCGGTGTAGAGCGCTTTGCGACCGCGCGTGATGATGGAGCGGCGCTCCTTCGCCGAGACCTCGGTGGCTGTGACGGCCACCTCACCGCTGAGCCCGAAGCTCTGGGCCGAGTAGCCGGTCGCCCGCAGGATGTTGGCCAGGAGTTCGGCGGAGGTGTCGCGGTGCTCGACGACGCGGATGGCGAACTGGGTGGCGGTCAGCTCCATGCGGTCGTCGCCGCCGAGCACGTTGAGCGCCTCATAGATTTCCCGGTCGGGATCCCAGTGGGCGCCCTGCCCCTTGCCGTTCGACTGCAGGTAGGAAGAGGGGACGTGGACGCGGCCTTTGCCGATGCGGATGTCCCGCATCCAAGAGGTCCACACCTCATCCAAGGCGTCCATCATGCCCAGCACTGGGCCGTCGAAGTCGCTGCGGCCGAGGGAGGCGCCGGCAGGGAAGTTCCGCCACACCCGATTGGGCCTCATGTTGGGCACGTACTGGGCTGTGCATCTTTCCAGCCTGGTCGGGATGGACGGCTGCATCTTGGCCGTCTCGGCGTGCAAGGTGAGCGGCACCATCTTGCCGAGCGAACCGATCTCGCCCACGTAGAGCGCGTTCAAGATCGCGCCGGGCTCGTGCCGTTCCAGGTGCATGTAGCAGGTTTTGTCGTCCTGCTCGATGATCCGCCAGAACGTGACCGCGTACAGGCGGCCCCACCGGAATTCGGGGACGGCGGCGTCTGCGTGCACGGCGGCCAGCCACGGCTTCTCCGCCACTTCCGTGTCCCACACGGTCCTGAGGTAGTAGCCGCCGAGCGCGGCGCCGACTTCGCTGCCTTCCAGCAGCGTGGCTTGCAGGCTGGGGAGGAGCTCGTCGATGCGTTCCTGCGTCTGCGGGTTCTCGCACGTGATGCTGGGCGGCTCACTGAAAAGCAGGTCCGAGCTCATGGTGCAGATGTCGGACGCTACCGGGACATGCAGTTTGGTGCGGCGTTCGCCGGCGGGTGTGGGTGTGCCCCAGAACATGCGGGCGAATGTGCCGACCATGCCGCCGCGGTACTGGGAGGGGCGGTTGGCGGGGGCTGCGGTGCCGCGCGGGTCGCCGTAGAGGGCGGCGAGGCGGTCTTGGTCGCCGACGTACCAGGCGTCGAGGGTGTTGTAGTGCTGGTAGATGGGTTGGAGGTGTTGGGGCGGCCAGGTGCCGCCACCGCTGGGCAGCGGCACGATGACGCTCCTCTCAAGGGCTCGGGCTACTGGCCGTTCTTGTCGGTGACGTCCACGCAGAACGGCACCATCGACCCGTAGAACGAAACCCACACGTGCCCGCCATCGGCGAGCTTCTCCAGGTCGCCAGGCTCCAGGACGCAGCGCGCGCTGTACCGCAGGGCGCCGAGGGATTCGGGCTGGTCGACGACGACTTCGACGGCGGCGACGTCCGGGTTGGTGGGGTCTCCGTCGGGCGGGCCGATGACCGCGCGTTGGGCGCCTGGCCATACGGCCTCGGCAGGGATAGGGGCAGGACGCATCAGGACTCGTCCACTACATCCAGGCCCTCCGTGACGTACCTCACGAGCGCACGGCAGATGTACCGGTCACGGTACGGCATGAGGCCGGCATCGGCCCGGTCGAGGATGGTCACCATGGGCGCGTCGCCTTCGGTGACGTACAGAAGGGCAGGCCCGGGAGGGAGCGTGATGGTACGGAGCGCTTCCTGCTCGGTGTCGGCGTGGATTGCCATCAGACACGCTCCGGCCAGTGCCAGGTGCCCGGCACGTTCTGCGGGCCGTAGTCCACCTCGTTGAAGAACATGCCCGTCGGGTTCATCACGGTGAGGTGACAGCGTGCCTGCATGTCGTCGTCGGCGTGCTCGGGCGGCGCGTAGCCGGAGACCTCGGTGATGATGGCCGCCCGGCAGACGCTCGGGTACTCACCGCCCGGCGTGCCATAGCTGACGTAGTGGACGATGCGGCCCACGCTCGGGATCTGGGACATGAGGGTGCCTTCCTACGGGCTCGGTGATCATGGAAGAATAAACTTGCGGGAAGTAAAGATTCCCGCACGTTAACGATCAGTAGAGCAGTGCTCACGCAATCGCGATCTTAGGGTGGTTCGACCGAGGAATCCCACACGGCGGTCCCGGTGCCAGCCGTCGCGCCCGGCGGGAGGATCGCACTTCTAGACTCGCCGCCGCTCTTCCAGACGGGGCCGACGCAGATCCGCAGTGGGTTATGACGCCGATCCCCATGTGTGGTCGTGTAGTACATCGCATGAGTCAGGCTTGCCTGTGAGCGCGGATTGTGGGTGTTTGCGCAGGTGATGTATGGTTTAGCTAGCTGTACTCAAGGTGAATCGTCAGTGCCTCTGCCAGCCGTCGTAGCTAAGTGACGGATTCGGCCGAAGGGGTGTACCGCGACCACCGAGAGGGACGGCTAGAGGAAGACCCGAGAGGGAGACGGCGGTCGGCTACCCGGCCCGACTCCGCATCAGGCTCCTGAGTCACTGTGACTGTGAGCGGAACCTGAATGACCCTCGAGGCTACGTCTCGGCCTTACGCCTTCGGGCGCGTCAGTACGGAGAACCGTCCGACGCTGCCCCTGTAAGCCGGGTGCAGGTGTAGCGCAGACGGGTATCCGTGGAAATCATCAACTGGGCAGTCGCCCTCAGCCTGGCCATCTTCGTGTGCTGGGTCGTCGCCTACCGACTCGGCGACACTTCGGCCTGGCGGCAGCATGTGCCGCACGAACTGGTGCACGCAGTGTACGCACACGTGATCGTCTACCTCATCGTGGAGACGGTCTTCATCCTCCTTCGAGGAGGCTTCCACTGCTGATATCCCTGCTCTGGGCTACCCATCAGCGGTAGCCCAGAGCGCTTCGCCCTGGATCACGCGGCCTTGCTCGGCGGGGCCAACTGCCCGTGCCAGATGTTGCGCGTCGTCCGGATCCCGTACCTGAGCGCATCCACACCGTGGTCTGCGATCTTGAGCGGCTTGTCCTCGCCCTTCTCCGACGCGTCCGGATCCCACGCGTAGCCGGGAATCTCTTTGATGAGTTCCTTGCATCCGGAGTGCACGAGCAGGCGGCCAGTCGCAAACAGCGAGGCCACGTCGCGGATGCCGTCGACCACGTCATTATCGGCGAGCGTGCTGGCTTGGCCGTCGCGGTGCAGCTGCACGCGGAACGACTTCGCGGACGGGTCGACGATCGTGTACGACGGTGTGATGCCCAACCCGGTGACCCAGGCGCGGACGCGTCCGGAGTACTCGGCGTCGGTCAACGCGCCGCGCATCTTCTTGCTGTCCCAGCGCCACTCGTGCCCCACGTACAGGCGCCCGTCGACGCCCAAGCCGATCGCCAAGGCGTGGAACGGGTTCGTGGTGCCGTAGTCCATGGCAATGGCGATCCACTGAGCGATCGACGGCAGCTCCTGGACGACGTGCCGGCCCGGATCCCAGGACTCGTAGACGACGCCCTCGGCCAGGCACCATTCGCCGAGGATCAGCCGGCGGTACCACAACCCTGTGAACTCGCTGGAGACGTCGTCGATGTACTGCTGGGTGAGGTTCGGGTTGTCCCTGAGCTGGAATGAGAACCGGTGCAGGTTGAGCCGGTCATCGCCAGCGTGGTGGTGCAGCTGGCCGTGAATGTCCAAGTGGACGGCCGCGCGCTCCAGATACCCGGTGAGCAGCCAGTGCTGCGGCCCGTCCGGGTTCGTCGTCCCGAACAGCTGAGCACCGGGGATGGAGAGCCGTGTGAGCAGCATCGTCCAGAACGATTCCGGCATCGTGCTGACCTCGTCGACGTACGCGCCCACCAAGCTCAAGCCTCGGATCTTGTCGACCGAGCCCTCGTTGTAGGCGCCCGCGACGTAGATGACGCGGCCGAGCAGATGCAGTTCGCCAGCGCCCGCGACGAACTTGCATCGCTTCTCGCCGAGCATCTCGGTGAGCGGGTCGATGATGTTGCGCTTCAGGGTGCGCTCGGTCTTGCCCACCATGAGGAGCGGGCCGGCCGGGCACTCGCGGACGAACTTCAGCCACTTCAGCAGGGAGCTGATGGTCTTCGACGACCGGACCGAGCCGTCCCAGATGTTGAGGCGGGCGGTCGCCAGCTGCACGCTCTCGCGCTGCTTGCCGACGAGCGGGGTGACGTTCACAGCCCGGTCATCTCCTGCAGCCAGGCGTCGACGGCGGCGTGCGCCTCACCCGAGTTGTCGTGCTTCTCGACGGCGAGATGCTTGTCGATCGCGACGGCCGCGGCGGTGATGAGGTTGCGCTTGTCGGTGACCGGCGGTTCGGGGAACTCCTTCGAGTTGAAGGTGTTGTCCTTGCCGCCGAAGTTGTACGCGGTGTGCGGCTTGTGCAGGTCGTCGAGGAACCGGTTCGCCTCCTCCAGGAACCGCCGGCTCGTCGAGGCACGCAGCGCGGCGTTGTCGACGCGGGCAGCCTCAGTAGCGTTCTTGGTCTTGGACCGGTCGAAGCTGCGTGCGTTCGCGGCGGCGATGCGGCTTACGGTGCTGGCGCTGACCTCGTGTTCGCGGGCGGTCTCGTTGCGGCTCTTGCCTGCGTCGATGCTGGCGAGGATGGCGGCGATGACGGTGTCGGTGAGCGGCTTCCCCTGGGGCACACGAGCTCACCCCCGAACATGCGAATGCCCCGCTCGGTGGCGGGGCTCAATCGTGCTGGCGGGTGGTCAGGCCATGTCGACCACCACCTTCAGGCTTCGGGCATGCCGAAGACGCCTCGATCATGAGTTATCCACAGGCCGGTGTCAAGTTGGGGGACTACGTCATCCACCGGTTAGGCGCCCGAGGATGTAACCGGCAACGAGCCCGATGGCAACGCACACGAGTTCGACCACCCAGTCATCCCGCGTTCTCTGGAGAAAAGTTGGGCGATCGGCACGATACGCATTGATCACACGAGCGCTCTCACCAGTCATCCTTGCAGGAATTCGCCTGAGAACGATCATTGTGATCAGCATGGTGAAAAGGACAACAATGACGGACCAATTGGCGCCGAGAGACGGCGCATAGGTGATGGCCAGCAGCGTTGGTATGACTACGGGCGTCAAGCCTAACCATGCCCGTAGTGGGACCCGACTACCGCGGCCCGCTATTGAGCGGATCAAAGACGCGAGTCCATGGGTCGCGCTCGTGGGTTCGACTTCTACTATGCGGGCGGATCTGGGGCTGAGTGTTACGGTGACGCTGCTTTCGCCGCTCTTGGCGGTCATCTTGACGTCCCGGCCCGTCTCGGGTAGTTCGGTGAAGTCCTCTGCAGCAGTTGCTTCGTACGCGTCGTAGGTGATGGCGAGCTCGCCAAACTCTGAGAGCGCCTTGGCGATCCCCTCAAGCTCGTCTCTGTATAGGCGGACATGATGCATGGAGGTCGTTTTGACCGTCGCATCCTTCCGGCGGATCGCCATCCAACCCTCCCGCCTTCCCTGCCTTGGTGGAGAATGATGGCATCTGGAGTGCAGGCAGACTGAGATTACGCGCCAATGTGACCGAGATGTTTCGCAAGTCTGCCCCAGTCCGCGATGGGCCAGCAGGGTTGCCCGCGCCACCACGTGCCCACCTCCCGAGCCGGCGGCTCGCACACGCCCCCACAGACGATGGCGACCAGGTTGCCGGGCAGTACTTCGACACGCCACGTCCAGGCGCCGCCCACAGGCTGCTCGGGTGTCGAGCCGCCGCACCAGGGGCAGAGCACTCGGATGGTCTGGCCGGTGTAGAGCATGCTGAGCGCCTTGGCTGCCTGCTCGTACATGCGCTGGACGGTCGGCTCCGCCCACTCGTGCCACGCCTCGGGGAGTTCGTGGAGGCGGGCTGCGGCGTAGGTGAGCCACGGGCGGGCGTCGAGGACGCCGTAGCCGGGCGCGGCGAGCGGGGGGCACATGGTGGGTGGGGCGAGCGCTGCGGCAAGATCGTCGGCCCGTACAAGGCCGTCCAGGATGGTCTGCAGCACGGCGACGTCGACGGGTGCCGGCGACTCGCCTAACGCCCAGATCGAGCGCTCGGCGCGTTCGGCCTGGGCCTGCTCGTCGCGTCGATCTTTTGCCTCTGGGGAAAGAGTTGCTTGCTGCCACGGTCGCGGGGTGGCCATCGGCAGGCGCGCGGTGAGCAGGTCTGGCCAGTATTCGATCAGCCAGTCCAGGGTTTCGATCACAGCGTGAGTCAACGGCTGGTCTCCTGCCCGCTCCTGATGATGAGCGGCCCGCCGGCGGCCAGGCGTTCGAGGTGGCCGTGCAGCTGTCTGGCGTGGGCGCGGTAGTCGGCGGCGAGCGCGTCGAGAAGCGCCTGAGCGTCTGCTGGGGTGAGGCAGAGCTCTTGGGGTTCCTGGGACACCTGCTTGGCGCTCAGGGCGCGCACGCTGGCTTCTGGGACGCGGATGGACCCTCTTACGCGGATGGTCCCGGGCAGGTCGCCGTCGTGAACCATCCGGTAGACGGTCATGGGGGTGACGCGCAGCTGCGCGGCGACCTCCTTCACCTTCAGGTAGCGGACCGTGACTTCAGAATTGGGGGCGGTCATGGTCGGCCTCTGCTTTCTGCTCGGCAGGCTGCTGAATGAATGCGGCGAGGGATTCAGCGCATTTGTGTGTGGCGAATACCTGATATCGCCTTGGCTTTTTAATGGTGTGGGCGCTGCGTTCGTAGAGTTCGCGGCCGGTCTTGGTTTCGATGAGGTCATAAGTGGTGCGGCCTTGGAGTAGCGCGACGGCTTCGCCTAAGGCGTCGAGCGGTGTGGGGTCGCAGCGGATGGGGAGCGCGGCCGCGTCGGCGTCGAGGCCGGCTAGCACCGTGGTGTGGCATGCCGGGCAGGTTCGGAGGTTGGCGGCGCGGGCCCAATCCGCCTGTCGGTCCTTCAGCCACTGGGCGGTCACCGCGGTGGCTCCGATCGGATCTCGGCGGTGGTGGTGTTGACCCACTCGCCGTCGATCTGGGTCCAGTTGTCAGCGTGTGAGTGCGTCAGTAGGTCGTAGGGGTCTCGTGGGTCTGGCGAGTAGTGAGTGCAGTGCGTCTCTATAGACGCACTGACGCACTCACTACAAGTGCGTTGACGCACTGGCAACGCACTTAACGCACTGGCGCGGTTGGGGTTGAGAGAATGAAGCTTCGCCCGCCGAGGACCATCCACAGCGACCACATGGCCACTGTGTGTGAGCCTCTTCAACGCGTCACGGATCGCCTTCTGGGCGTGCGCCTCAACCAGCGCGTCCTCAATCTGACGGCCTGAAGAGCTCGGAGACAGCGTCAGGAAGTCGAGGATGGCGTCGGCTGCGGACTCCGTCTTGGCGTCCTTACGGGAGCCTCCAGCGATCTCCAGGCGGCGCGTGGACGCCTCGAAGGACAGCAGCGACTCGGGCACGTCGACGTCCCGGCCGTACGCGGAGAAATAGCGCGGTGCGGCCGGATCTGTTTCCCCCATTTCGTCTTTCTCGCGTACGAGCCGCCATTCCACATCCGGCCAGTCGCGGAGCCGGGATGCGCCTCGTGAACGTTCCCCGCTGTGCCCCATGTGGTGAATGACGGCAGCCTCTTCCGCGTCTGCCTCACGGATGAGTTCGTCGAATGCGACCAGGAGTCGTCCGGCTTCTTTGTCTTCGGACAGGCCGAGCGCGTCGAGGATGGGGGCGAGGCAGTCGAAGATGACGATGCTGGCGTCCAGGGCGCGCAGCACGTCGGCCCACCGGGTGCGCGTTTCGGGGTCGAGCAGGTCGAAGGTGGATAGCCGGCCGCGCAGGGGGATGACGGCGATGCTGTCGGTGTGGGCGATGCCCTGGTCGCGCAGCCACGAGCGGAGCATGCGCTCGTCGAGTTCGTCGTCGATGATGACGATGCGGCCGCGGCAGGGGTTGACGTCGTACTTGCCGAGGAACGGCATGCTGTCGGCGAGGGAGCGCACGAGGTTGCCGACCATGGTGGTTTTTCCGGCTTTGAACTGGGCGGCGAGCATGATGCGTCCGCCGACGGGCCACAGTTGGTCGATGCGGTAGCGGGCGGGCTCGTCGGCGACGTTGAGGAAGTCGGTGAGGAGGATGGGCGCGGGCGGGGCGATGTTGCCGGTGCGGGCCTTCTTCGCCCTTCGGGCGGCTTCCTCCCGCACCTTGATACGGCGTAGCTCCTCGGCGACCATCCGCTCGAAGGCGAGGGCTTCGATGTCGACGCCGTGCTCGTCGACGGGGGGCTCGTCAGCGGCCATGCCGGGTTCGGCGAAAGGGGGCGGCGCCTGCTGGGCGAGGTAGGGGTGGTCGGGCGGCAGCAGGTCCGTGAAGTCGTCGCGGGGCGCCCGCTCGTCGACGGCGGCCGCGGTCGTCTCGGGGCTGGTGTGGACGGTTTGGGCGATGGCCCAGGCGAGGATGCCGCCGAACTCGGCGCCGGCCTGGCCCGGGGTGAGAGTCCGCTCGACGTCGTCGCGGCTGACGGACATCACCATGGTGAAGTAGGTGCGCAGCTTCTGCGCGGCCTCGATGGCGGGGTACAGCCCGGCGGCGGCCTCACGCATGGCCCAGGCGGCGGCGGTGAGGGTGGCGCCGTGCCGGGACTCTCCGGCCTGGACTGCGGCGTCCCAGCGTTTGAGGACGCCGGACAGGAGCTCTGGGCGTGCGTTGCCGGTGTGCGCGTTGAGGAAGGCGAGGACTTCGCGGTCGGTGGCCGCGTCGGAGCTGTCGCCTGCGTCGGGCAGCTGCTCGGCGAGCACCTCGGGCAGCATCGGCAGCATGCCGCCGCGGGCCCACTCGTACCGGCCGCCCTGCTCGTGCTTCTCGTGGATCGAGGGGGCGACGACGACGATTCCGTTCTTCCCGCGAACCTCACCCCACGCCTTGCCGAGCTGCCCGTTCGAGTTGCCGAGCGAGCGGCCGTCTGGCACCGCGTAGAGGTAGTGGCCGCGCTCCGGGTCGTGCTCGCGTGTGGACTGGTACGGGGGCGGCACGGTGAGCAGCGCGGCGCGCAGCAGGTCGGGCAGCTCGGTCGGCCGGTCGACGTCGAAGCACACGGCGCCGGACCGTCCGACGTGCAGCGCCAACGCGAGGTCGGTGCCGGCGAACCACGCGATCAACGTCTCGGGGTCGCGCGAGCTCTTGGCGGGCCAGCCCTTCCCGAGGACGCTGCCCGCGTGCTTGGTGGCTTGGTCGACGGGCAGGACGTACCAGCCCGCGCGGGCGTAGGCCAACGCGGCGGACAGGGTGTCCTGGTCGGGGTCGATGTCGGGGATGGAGAGGGTCACGTCAGGCGGCTGTCTCGCGGTCGGTGATGTGGATCTCGACGTCGTACTCGTAGCCGATGCAGTTCATGGACGTGTACCGGGTCTCCTTGACCCGCACGTGAACGGGGATCGTGAACACGCTGGTGTCGTCGTCGGGCAGCTCCTGGCCGAAGACGATGGTGCGCCCGCCGAGCTCGTACGGCTCATCGCCGAGCATGTCGATGACGTCCGGGTAGACGTCGTCGCCGCTGGCAGGGCAGTCCGCGCACGACAGCCACGGCGAGTCGCCGGAGTCGCCCTCGACGGTCCAGGCGTGCCCGCCCGGCCGGGCGGCGCACTCGGCGATGAGGTGCTGCTGCTCGATGATCTCAGCGGGTGGCGGATCGTTCAGGCTGTCGAAGGGGTTGTCTACCTGTATGAAGTCCATCGCGGGCCCCTTCCGTACGGTGTTGCTGGTGGTGCTGAGTGCCGCTCTCCGGGCTCGAACCGGGGTGCCTGCCGGTAGGGCTGGTGCGGCCCCTCCCCGTGCCGCCGCTTCCATCGACGGTCGGGGAGGGGCCGGTCTAAGGGGCGTTAGGGCTGCTTTGGCGCAGGCACCTCGACGACGCGCGCCTCGAAGTACCTGACGTTGTCCTTGTCGGCCTCGCCGCCGGTCGCGGTCTCCTTGATCGGGGTGAACTTGATGTGCAGCACGTCGCCCACGGCGTGGATGCTGGGCCAGCCGTCGAGGGCCTCGGTGTAGTCGTTGTCGCTGCCGGTGAGGTGTTCGGCGATGTTGGCGGCCGTGACCGGGCCGTCGACGGGCTCGTCGTGCATGTCGGGCTCGTCGGGCTCGCGGTCGTTCGGCTCGTACAGGTCGTCCACGTGCGTCATGTGGTCCTGCTTCCTGGTCGGCTCGGTGGGGGTGGTGCGGCCCCCGGCGCCGCCTATGGGATGAGGGCTGCGCGCGGGGGGCCGGATCGGGGGTTACGGGTAGCCGAGGGCGGCCCGCTGCGCGGGCGGGAGG